GATGGAATAGTATTAAAATAAATGGGTAAAAGTTCATCAAAATTTTTATGAAATACACAGTCATCCTCAAATATAAATATGCTTTTTGCTCCATCTAACAATGCAGATTTAATAACATAATAATGAGATTGCATTGCTCCAAGTTCATTGGGAAAATGCTTATTAAATAAAACATGATTTACATCATATCTATTATATTTATCAGCATAAAGTTCTATAAACTTCGAGGCATATCCTGGTATAACCGGTCTAAAAAATTCGACTTCAATATTATGTTTTTTAAATTGCTCAACTGAATGAACATATTTATCATTTCTTTCTTTTAAAGAAATGCATACAACTTTATCAAAGCGTTCATTTATTAAATTTCTCATTTTTATTTAATTTTACATATTATATTTTCTAGCCATTCTTTATACGCTTTTTTGTAACCAATGATTCTTTTTTCTTCATCTTTAAGATAAGTTGCATAAGAACCAGTGTCTCTTAAAAATTGTAACCTTAAATCAGTTGTTAGTTTAACGTCGATATATTCTTCCATCCATTTTGCGTACTCATCTGTTAACAAACCTTTATATACGTTTCCTCTATTTTTACATGGATAAACTGGATATAATCCACTATCAAATTTATATTTTATTCGTAGATCTAAATTATTCATAGGTTATCATTTTTGTAATTAATTAATCTATATAATGAATCTGCATCATCACTAATTTTGTATAAAGAAAATGACATATTTAATGAATAAGTTATTTCTTTATCATTCATTATTTTTTCTAATCTAGTTCCCTGAGGACACACATAAAGTTTAACACATTCATTTTTAGAACCAAATAAAAATTTACTATAATTATAATTTTGCGGAATAGATGTGTTTGATACAACATCAAAGTAAGCAAATTTTCCTCTTTTAATACTATTAAGTAAACTTTTTTCATCAATTTTCATAAAACTGCTCATAGTATTTAAATAAGAAAATGTTTGAGTGTCGCATAAAATAAAATAAGAATTTTCATATTGTTCAAATTTATTGATAAGAAGATTAGTATTCTTATATTCTAAATGAGAGAATTCATATAAAATATCATTATTTTTATTAAAATGTTTAATTTTAACATATTCTTTTTTAAATAATTTAAATAAACGTTCTTTAAGATTATCTGTAAAAGAAAATTCGTTTTTATAATTCTGATAAGCAATTTTTTCTATATAGTCTGCTACAATTTTATTCACACTTAATATCATTTCATTCTTTAGAACATCATAAGCTATCTTATCTTCATCCATTGGTCCCATAGCAGAACTTATTTCTTCTAATTGCTTTTTTGTAATTTTAAAAGATGCTTTAAAATCAGATAGATGTATATCTTTGCTTCCATACCTACGATCTTCAATATGTACTATTTTTGCATCAGTATACACTATATTAACAAGTTTATCTACAAAAGAATTACTTATTATTTCTTTTGTTAATTCATTTTGATCAATTGGAACCAAAGTTGTACCTGTAAAATTAGGTTCTTCTTCAATTTTCTTCGAACTTTTAATTTTCTTTGCCATAATTAAAAAATTTTGATAAAAATTTAAAATAAAGATTTAGATTTAATTTCATTTTTATATTCTATTTTTTGAATATCTTCTATAAGTTTATTAAATATCCAATTACTATCGCAATGATCTTTAGTAACTTGAAGACTGTGTTCAAGATATTTTTTATGTAAATTTTTATTAGAGTAAATTTCATTTATTTTATTTACTATCTCTTCTACATTACTTAAATCTTTCTTTACAAATAAACCATATTCATCTAAATCGATGAATCTTTTATTTGTTTTATTTCCATTTTTATCATATACCCAGCAATTTTCTGCCCAATGATAATCAAACATTGGAACTGTTCCAACACCAACTATCTCGCATTGTGCATACTCAAAATTATCTCCATAAGAATCCGCACTAAGATGATAAAAATCTGCACCAACTAAAGATGAACTTAATGTTTCCATTGCCTCTTCATGTTCATATGGTCCAAAAACATAAATTTTATTTAAATCTCTTTTATCGTTATCTACAATAAGACCATTCAAAATAGCTTTAGAACTACATTCTACGATATCTTTTCTTGGAATTTTTGTCATTTTTTTACCTTCGAATTCATAAAAAATAGGAAGAGCACCAAGAGATCTTTCGACTCCCTTCATTTCAAGAAGAATATTGTTTTTAGCTGCATACGGCAAAAATGCAAAAAGTCTATCTGGTTGTTTAAATGTAGCATATCTTCCAAGATATGTTATCTTTTTCCAATGGTTATCTTTTCTATATTTATATAAAGGTTCGAAATTAAAACCTACGTGTAATTGAATAAATTTTGATTTAATTTGGCCTCCAAATGTTTCTACTAATTTCTTATAAAATGGTGATGTTATACTATGAGATACTATTCCATCACAAAGATTGCAAATTTCTAAAAAATTTGCGTTTCTATGTATAGATTGTAACTTATGGTCATTTTGAAAAATAATTTTCTTAGTTTCTATTTTTTTAACTAATTCTAGAAATCCCCTTTGAGCCCAATCTGAATGTTTAATGGATGGGACAGAGTGTATAAAAACATAATCAAATTTATTTAATGTATCTGCAAAAGTTTCAATGTTATCTTTTGTAATAAAAGAATGTTCAGGTTTTTCTTGCATGTTTTCTCTACCCCACTTTTTATCATCAACTACAAAAACTGAATACTCTATATCATTTTTCTTTAAATACTTTGTTAATTGACTAATGTACATTTGAATTCCGGCGCCTTCGAAGCCGCGGCCAACAACCATTGCTATTTTCATAATTTTATTCTTTTATTGTTAAATAAAGATTAATGTTTATTTCGAATGCTATAATGCTTAAGAAGCTCATTTATATCATCATAATTTATATTTCTATTATTGATAAAATTAAAAGTTTCACTCATAAACGGTTTTTTATTTCCTATATTAAAGTGTAATAGAGGCTGCCTTTTAGGATATTTAGATTTTTTCAAATATTTCTCTAGAATAAATTTTATGTCATTTGTCTTAAATTTATCTCTAATTCTTGCAAGTTCAGTTATAGACACACAATATATAGGAGCTCTAGTAAAATAACTTTTATCTAAAGAAGCAAAAACATCATCAAAAAATGGAACTTCAAGATAAAATACACAAAAATCACAACCTCTGTTAGATTTAGCTCTACTATTTAATTTATCAATAAAATCAGATTCATTTTTAAGTAATCTAATAAACGAGAAAAACTTTTTGGCAAACATATTCATTACATCTTGAGCATAAATCTTTGGCACATAAAAATTAGTCGCTCTCATGAATATGGGATCTCCTTCTCTATTATCATTATACCACTTATAAACATTTGGCCACTTATTTTTATAATTTTCTATTTTAGGCCATGTATCTTTATCATAAACTATTTTTGATTCTTTCATTATATCATAAAAGGATTCATCATATATCAAAATATCATCATCAGTCATATAAAAATCATCATCAATGAGATGCATTTCTGCCAACATGTTTAAAAAATACATCTTTTTATTATAAGGGCAATTTGGAAGATAGTAATCTCCATAATATTGAATAATATCTTTTCTTGTGAATATTCTCGTTTTAGATAAATCTATAATAGATTTATACTCATTTATATCTTTTTCATCTTCTTTATCAACATATAGAATAAGATTTTCAATAAGTTTTTTATGAAATTTATGCTCATAAAAAAGTTTAAATATCTCAAACTGATGAGATGTTACAAGAGTAACCATATTTTTTAATCTTTATGTAAGTAAAATTTTAAAGCTTCCTTAGGAGAATCTTTCCAACTATCCTCTTTTATATAAAAGGCCATATCAGTGTTGATAGGTTTATCCTCACCTGAAACATTTGAAAAATATGGATAAGATATAGCCCAGTGACCATTATCATCATAAATTAGACTTGGGCAATCTCCAATTTCTGTTAATTGAACCATCATAAATTCAAAATCTAGAGAATCTATATTTTCTTTAAGTAGTGTAAGAATTTTTTTAGAAAGTTCATTTATTTTCTCTTCTATATTTTGAGGATAAGTATCATAGTCACTATCATAAAAACTATCCATCAATTTGTAACGTTCGTTTGATAATTCAATGATTTTTTCCTTTATATTCATAAATGTAAATTTTATATAAAAATAATCATTTTTGTGATATAAAAAAATATTTTTTTGTTAAAGTTATGTTAAATTTTTACGCAAAAAG